AGCAGAAGCGGGAAAAGCTTGTAAATACCCTGTATTAAACACGACTTGACCTTGACTATTAAAGACAAAGATAGTTTTCCAATATTCGGGAACATCAAAGTTCCCCGGGTTGATGGCAAAAAACCGCTCCTGGAGCAGGTCACTCCAAAGGCCCTGAGCTGTAATAACTCGTTTTAATTCGGCTATAGTTGGATTACCAATAAAATTCGCGTTCCACCAATCTAGAGTAAAGGCTGTTGAAATAACATCCTCTGCATCTTCGATCGGTTGACGAAAATAATTTGCGGCAATCAAAAAGTCGAAAGTAACCTCTGTTGTTTCCCACTCCACCGGATCCTATCTGATCCGCGGCAGAAACCGTGGGGGGGGAGCCTGATACCCAATGAAGGAGAAGTCCTCACCTGTCGCTAATGAAAGTGCGACGGCGAATTGTTCTGCTCCATCACCGGATCGGCTCACCCTTGTTCGTAATTGAGGGAATCGGTAGTCACTAAATATCCCATCATCATCAATCACATCGTTCCCCGACCATTGAGTTCCGGTTAACCCTTCACTATTAAAAGCGAAGAAAAATCGGTTGGACGAGTAATACGGTACCTCTGCTGATAAGCAGCTATTGGTCCGTGACGACGTAATCGAATTGGCCCCATATGTGGGTCCAACTAAATTGGATTGGAAGGCATTGAAATCTGGCTTGACCTCGGTGGTCATAGCTCCAATACCCATATCCAATGTTGTCATTGATAAGGACTGTGAAACAGGTGATAGATAGTACCTCATTGAACCACGCATACCTATATAGGCATAGCGAAGATAGTCGAATAAAACGACTTCATTAGGTTCAAGTACTTCTGCTATTGGTGACTTGGCAAAGATGCCCCCGCGTGGGTATATAGCTGAGTTTAAAACTGCAACTGAATTACCTAACACGGGGACGTCATTTGGATACAAAATCGCTTGTGGACGTTTTAACAAAGTGCGGAAAGATCTAACGTTCTCTCCGAAAAACACTTTAAACAAATCCGAATCATTCGATTGGTCCATTAAATAATGACAATCCGTGGATGGATCATCTTGTGAAAATCCCTCGGTTACCTTAGCATCACCCTCTGCTTTAAAAACAGGGGGTTCACGCAATAAGGTGGGTGAGATATCAGGAGTTCGAGCTAATTCGCTAACGTTCATGTTACGTGGGTAAGCAACCTCAAGGTCCTCCATTGAGACAAATAAATTTATTTCAATTGGCGGAGCATCTGGGACTGCCGACGCAAGTTCATTCACTACACGAATCTCAA